CCATATCCTATGAAAGTTATACAGTGGGATAAGGTACTAAATAAATGGCAAGGTATACCAAGTATGAACGCTACACAAGCGAAAACAAGTGGTAATATGTTTCCTGTTCGTATTAAAGATAAAGAAGACGATATTACTGTTACTAATGGTATGATTGAATTATCACACTCTATGACTGGTTGTTTACTAATTAAAAGAGAAGCTTTAGAAAAAATGAAAAAAGCATATCCAGACTTGACTATCAAGCAAGAAACTATGATAGATGGCGAAAAACAATTACGCAAAAACTTGTATAACTTTTTTGATACTTATTATGATACTGAAGAAAAGTTGTATTTAGGTGAGGACTTTGCTTTTTCAAGATTATGGACAAAAATAGGTGGTAAGTGTATGGCACTTATAAACGAGTATATCACTCACGTTGGAGAACATCAGTTTACTGGTAGGTTAATAGACGAAATGGTAGCAATTCCCACAGATAGTATTGATACTTCAACTAAGAAATAGTAGAATATCTTTATATATTAACCTATAGGAGTTTTTTATGGTCGCACCTTTAATACCAATAGCAGCTGGAGTTGGTAGTTTTCTTTTAGCAAAAGCAAGTGGAGCAAGTAACAGAGACGCATTAATCGCAGGTGGTATAGGTGCGTTAAGTGGATACGGATTAGCAGGAGGAACTTTTATGGGCAAAGCACTAATAGGAGGAGCTGCTGGAGGAACAGCCTTAGGAACTGGAGCAGCTATCGCTGGAGGAATAGGTGCAGGTGGACTGACACAAATGGCTATGCAAGGACCTCCAAAACCTCAAGAAAATGACCAAATGAACGTAGGCTTTAAAGGAGTTGACCCGGCACAATATGCACAAGCCTCAGAAAATTTAGAGGGTCTAGATAGAAGAGCTACTTATGCTGAAGGACCATCAGGAGATGTCGTACAACCTAGCGTTTATGATTTTTCAAATCAACAATTGTACACAGCTAAAGAAGGTGGACTAGCTGAAATAAAAAAATTTAAACAAGGTGGCGTGAATTATTTACCAAGCAAGACGGACCACGATGAAAACGATTATAATAATTATACTAGAGCTACAGGTTATGTAGAAGACGGAAGTGGTAATGGAGATAAAGACGAAGACACAATGTTAGCACAGTTAGCTGACGGTGAATTTGTTAGTAGAGCTGATGCAATATTAGGTGCAGGAATTATGGAAGGAGCACCTCCAGAAGATTTTAAAGAGATGAGAAGATTGGGAGCCAAGTTCTTTTATAAACAACAGGATCAGTTAAAGAGAATTTATGATATGGTGACTTGATGGAGATCAAGCAAATCAGTCAAGAGTGTATTGATATATTTTGGACACCTCAAGTTAAAAGTTGGATACAAAAAGTGGTAGAACAAACAGGTGGGAGACATACATTGCAAACAACTTATCGATTAATAAAAGAAGGCGTTATGACAATGTTTCTTATATTACACAATAAAAAGATATCAGGAGTAGTTGTAACACAAGTTATGCAATATCCTGCTAAAAAGACTTTAGCTTTTCTTTTTATTGGTGGTAAAAATATAGTTAAACATTTAAAACAAGTAGAAAACTTTTTTATTGAGTATGCAAGAAAAAAACAATTAGATACAATTGAATGTTTTGGTAGAAAAGGTTGGATTAAAGTACTTAAACAACAAAAACAAAAAATGAAACTTACAGGGTATGCATATGAAATTTTTGCTTAATATAATACCAATACAAATAAGAATTTGGTTATTAGATATTCTTTACAAAAACATCGCTGATAAAGGTACTTGTGGAGATACAGAATTAGCTCACATTAATAAAGAAGAAGCAGAACTACTTAAAAGAGCTGGTGGTTCTGGAACAATTAATCCCTACACTAATTTAAAACAATATGGTAAAGGTGGTGGAAGTCCAGCTCCAGCAGGTGGTGCTGCATATCAAACAAATGTGTCTAGAGAGGCTCCTGAAATAGAGGCAAGAAAACTAGCACTGTATGATAGAGCTATTGAATTAGCTGTAGACCCTATGGAGGTGCCAGAATACAAAGTTGCAGGTCCTTCACCACTTGAACAACAGGCTTTTGAAAAATCTGGACAAACTGGTATTGGTGCTGTGCCAGTACAAGCTGGTATTGGTGCAACATTGGGTGCAGGTCAAACAGCAATGACAGATTTAACGCAACAAGGTGGTATGATAGACAGTTTTATGAACCCTTATCAAAGATATGTTATTGACGAAATTAATAGACAAAGTCAGATACAATCAAACCAACAAGCAGCTGATGCTGTAGCGTCTGGTGCTTTTGGTGGTGGTAGAGAAGGTATACAGAGAGCTGAACAAGAACGATTACGACTTGGATTGATTGGTCAAGCACAAGCAAAAGGATTTGATACTGCGTTAGGAGCTGCTGAAAGACAAAGACAATTTCAAACAGAAGCACAATTAAATCAAGCAAGTCAACTATCAGCATTAGGTCAGACACAACAGGCGATGGCACAAAAAGATATTGCTCAACAATTAAGTGGTGGTCAGTTACAAAGAGATATAGCACAAAAAGGTTTAGAGGCACAAAGAGCAACAGAAGTTGCAAGACAGGCAGAGCCTTTTCAAAGAGTGGAGTTTGCCAAAGGTATTATGACTACATTGCCAACAACAGCATCACAGATTACTGCTACTACAGGACCAGGTGCTAATCCTCTAGCTCAAGCTGCTGGAGCAGGCATTGGTGCTTACGCTACTTACAACTTATTAAAACCAACTGGCTTACAAGGATAAAATATGACTTACGCACCTAATTCTCAAAATATTGATATAGCAAAAGTTAAGCCTGATGATAGTGTTACTGATGACATTAAAAATTTAGATATTAATGAGGATGTAAAAAAGGATTTAGAAAACACAGAAACAGAAACTGTTCAACCAGAACAAGTTGTTACTCCAAACACAACAACCACGCAACCTGTGTTTAGTAGAAATGAAAGAATTGGTTATACCTTATTACCATTAGCTAGTGCATTGCTACAGGGTAAAAGAAGTGGTAGTGGTAGTATGTTTGGTGACACTCTCGCTAGTTTAGGTCAAGGATTAATGGGTACAACTGACGTTGCTTTAAAAATAAAACAGTTAGAAGCATCAAATAAAGATAAAGCAAGTAAGACTTTAAAACAATATAAATTACAACCTGATTCAACTAACCCAAACAAAAAAGTTGAAATAGGAGGAAAACAATACACACCTAGTATGAACAGAATATTTCAGTTAAGTGTTGATGATGTTAATGCTTATCCACCCGGCACTTTTGTTGAAAGTTCTGCTGATAAAAAAGGTACTATTAAAACTGAAAAGTTTGGTCTTTTTTATGTTGATACTATAGAAGAAGCTAAAAGATTATATCCAAATAATCCTCGCATACAAAAAATAATAGTAGACAAGGACAAAGTAGGTCAACCAGTAATGCAAGGAGATAATAGATTAGCAGCTAATGTTATTTTTAAAGATGGAGTACAAGTAAGAGAAACGTTAGATACTGTTTCTAAACAGCCAGTTGGAACTACTACAGACCCATTAGGTCAACCCACTTACCAAAAAGATAGAGAAAGTGCTGAAAAATATTTAGCAACTTTTGGTATTGATAAAAACACAAAAGGGTATGAGTCAGTTATAAATACAATAATAAATCCTGCTAAAGCAGGAAAACCAGTATTTCAAAGTGGAGTAGGATTAGTGTTATCTGCAAGAAGACCAGATAGAGCTGGTTCAAATATAGAATTTATAGGATTAGCTCCAGAAAAAGATTTAAAAGATATAAGATATGCCGGTACTTTAGATCAAATTAAAAAAATAAATAAAGAGTCAGTTGCTTTAAAAACTCAAATAAATAGTATGGCTCCTAGAATTGAAATGGTTATGAATACATTACTTGGAGGAACAAAAACTGGTATTGTAGAAGAATTTTTGTTACCTTTTAGGGCGTTTATGATACAAACAGTGGGTGCTACACCAAAAGAAGTAGAAAATATGTCGGCACAAGAATTAATACAAAAGTCAGCCTTTGCTTTAGCACCTTCAATGAGAGAGCAAGGTTCTGGTTCTACATCTGATCTAGAATTTAAAGCATATATGAAGGCAGCTGTAAGTTTAAGTAATACTCCTAAATCAAACTATATAAGTTTATATATGTTAAAAAAAATTAAAGAAAATGCTTCAATGCTTCTTGGAGTTAGGCAAGACGCTTTATACGATGGTAAAACAGAAGCAGAAATACAACAAATAGTTGATGAAAAAGATCCTGGTATTTTTAAAACATACAAAGGATTAACCACTAATCAAGAGGAAGAAGATGCTTGGGTTGCAACTCTTAAAAGAGGTGATGTAATATATAATAGAGATATAAATGGTCAGCCCATATTTAGAAATGGAGACGTAGATTTAGGAGAATATATCGTATACGATGGTCGAGGTGGAGAAATTTTTGATTAAAGGTTTGATATGGTACAACAATTAAAAGTAAGCGAAACAAAAGTAAAAAATATCGATGATGGTATAGAATTTCCAGATATGCCTGAAATGGGTAAAGCTGATGGTATAGGTTTTTTTGAAGATATACCAGAAAAACTACAAACTATGTTTACAAGAGGTGCTTTTGGTAAGGCAGAGGTTATTGAAAGAAATTACAAAGATGATGATAGATTTGGTGGTGTGTATGTAGATAAATTTAACAATCCTATAATCGTGTGGCAAGGTAATCCTTACTATGTAAATAAAAAAGGATTATCGGTAACAGACTTCGGTGACTTTGTAGCTGAGTTAACTAAGTTTGCACCTGCTACCAAAATTATGACAGCAGTAAAAAGCTTAGGATTAAAAATACCTACTGGATTACTTACTTACGGTGGCACTGAATTAGGTGCAAAAG